ACAAGGCCGCAAGAAGCTTGCTGTCGCTGCTGCGAAAGTCGTGGAGATGGCTGTTGCTGGCGACCTCGCTGCATTCAAGGAAATCGCTGATCGCATTGACGGCAAGGCCCCGCAGAGCCTGGACGTAACAACGACACATGAGCGCGCAGTCTCAGAACTCACCGACGCAGAACTTGCAGCCATCGTCTCAAGTCGTGGAAGCAGCAACGGAACTGCTGAAGAGAAGGCAGGCAAGGCAAAGCCTAATCCAATTCACTGAATACACCTACGACCGCTACAAGACCGCTAAGCATCATCGCATAGTTGCCGAGCAGCTAGAGCGGGTCATGCGCCGCGATGTAGACCGGCTCATGCTCCTGATGCCTCCAAGGCATGGGAAGACAGAACTGGCTTCAAGACGATATCCAGCGTTCTGCTTAGGGAACTTCCCGCATCGCCAGATCATCGCAGCGTCCGCCTCTGCTGAATTCGCGGCCGATATTGGCCGTGAGGTTCGAAACATCATCAGGAGCGAGGATTACAGTCGTCTATTCCCTGAAGTCCGGCTGGCCGAGGATAGTCAGGCATCTGCTAGGTGGCACACAAACAAGGGCGGGATCTTCTACTCGGTCGGTGTGGGGTCCCAGATTCTCGGCAAGGGTGCTGACGAGTTCATCATTGATGACCCGTTCGGTTCAATGGCCGACGCTCAGAGCGAACTAGAGCGCAAGGCAGTCAAGGAGTGGTATCAGGGCAGCGTTTACAACCGGCTTCAGCCTGGTGGCGCTATCATCCTGATTAACCACCGGATGCACGAGGATGACTTATCGGGCTTCCTGCTCGAACAACAGAACAACGGCGGCGACAAGTGGGAGATCATCCAGCTACCCGCCATAGACAGTTCCGGGGCGGCGCTCTGGCCGGAAGCTTACCCTATCGAAAGCCTCGACCGCATCCGAGCGAACTCGCTGCCCCGGTTCTTCTCTGCGCTCTTTCAGCAAGATCCGCAGCCTGATGAGGGCACGTTCTTTAGACGCGAGTGGTTCAAGACCCATGACGAGCGGCCCAAGACCAACCTGTTCATCACTTGTGACTTCGCTGTTACGGATGCGGGCGGTGACTGGACTGAGCTTGCCGTTTGGGGCGTTGGTCCCGACAGCACCATATATGCTGTCGATTGGTGGCGCGGCCAGACTGATGCGTCGGTCTGGATCGAGCGAATGCTTGATCTCATGGCCAAGCACAAACCGCTTACCGTATTCGCTGAAGGCGGCGTCATTCGCAGGGCCATCGAGTCTGTCCTGAAGAAGCGAATGGACGAGCGCAAGGTCTGGTCCAGCATCGAATGGGTGGCAAGCATCCACGACAAGCCGACACGCGCTAGAGCGTTCCAGGCATTGGCGGCTAATGGCAAGGTGAGCTTCCCCAAGTCCCCTTGGGCTGGCGAAGTGGTGGATCAGCTTATCCGCTTTCCGGCTGGCAAGCATGACGACGCGGTTGACTGCTGCAGCTTGATAGGCAGGGCGGTCTACGAGGCATGGCCTGCGTTGCTCACCAAGGTCGATAGCTCACGCAACCCTGTCGACAGGTACACGAAAAACAGAAGTTTGGCCGCTCAGGGCGGATGGAAGACAGCATAAATGGCAAAGCGCAAGATTGCAGACCAGAAGGCCGAGGATAACTACCTCGAAACGGTAAAGCGCAAAGCCACTGTGTCCATGGACATGCTGGACGCTGCAAGGCGTGCGGCTCAGGTCTTCCAGCGTTACTATGACGGCGACCAGTTCACCGACAACGAGCGCCGCATTCTTGAGGCTCGTGGTCAGCCCGCGCTTGTTTTTAATCACGTGAAGCCCGCCGTCAACGCCATCATTGGCATCGTGGAGCGTGGCCGCACAGATCCCAAGGGCTGGGGCCGAACCCCACAGGACCAAGAGGCTGCTGAAGTAGCCACGGACGGCCTGCGCTACGTCAGCGACGTGACCCGGTTCAATGCGACAGCGAGAGAATGCCTGCAGGACTTCCTCATCTGGGGCGTAGTCGCTGGCATCAACGAGATCAACGAGGGCCAAGAGCCTGGCATTCGGCGCATCAGGCCTGAAGAGTTCTTCTACGACCCGTACAGCCGCGACAGGGACTTCTCAGACGCGCGCTACATGGGCATCGCGAAGTGGATGGATGAGACTGACTTAGTCGATCTCTACCCGGACGCTGAAGACAAGATCAAGATGTCCTTCGACAGCGCGACAACGGGTGATTCGTTTCAGGATCGGCCCCGCGACGGTTGGTCATGGATTGACGTGAAGTCCCGCCGTATCATGTGCTTTGAGATGTATTCTCGCCGTGGTGGCATGTGGAACCGGTGCGTGTTCGTGTATGGCGGTGTCCTTGAAGAAGGCCCAAGCCAGTACCTCGACTCCAAGACCAAGCAGCCGCGCAATCCTATCCTCGCTCAGTCTGCATACGTCGACATCGACAACCAGCGGTACGGCGCGGTCAAGGATATGGTCAGCCCGCAGGATGCGATCAACAAGGGTCGGTCGAAGGCCATCCATCTGCTGAACGTGGCCAAGCTTCGGGTAGAGCCTGGGGTTCTGGACGTTGACGCGGTTCGCAAGGAATGGGCCAAGCCTGACGGCATCATCGAGGCCCGCGAAGGGCAGATTGAGGAGTTGGGCGACAGGCAGCTAACGCCTGCCCACCTTGAACTGCTCCGCGATGCCAAGGAAGAGATGCGCCGCCAGTCCCCGACACCGGGCATTGTAGGCCGTAGCGGTCAGTCTCAGTCGGGCAGGGCTATCCTTGCCGAGCAACAGGCGGGCATGACAGAGCAGGCCCCGTTGCTGGCTGGCTTCGACGATTGGAAGCTGCGCTGCTACCGCGCCATGTGGGAGAGCATCAAGCAATTCTGGACCGCGCCTAAGTGGATACGTGTGACTGACGACGAGAACGCCCCGCGCTTTGTTGGGCTGAACATGCCGGAGCCTGTGATTGACCCTCAGACGGGCCAGATGCAGATCGACCCGATGACGGGCCAGCCTGTCATGCAGTCGAATAGCCCTGCTGACATGGACGTGGACATCGTCATCGACTCCACGCCTGACACTGCGGTTATCCAAGAGGAGCAATTCCAGCGCCTTGCCGAGTTGGTGCAGGCCGGAATGCCGATCCCGCCTGATGTGCTGATTGAAGCCTCAAGCCTGCCGAAGAAGAAGTTGCTGCTGGACAAGCTGAAGCAGGCGCAGGAGCAGCAAAGCCAGCAGCCAGACATGGCGATGCAGGCTGAGATGCAGAAGGCGCAGATGCAGTCTCAGGCCAAGCAGCAAGAACTTGCCATGCAGGCCCAAGCCGACGCGCAGGATCTTGAGCGCCAGGACATGGCCGACCAGCGCAAGACAGAGCGTGCGATGCAGTTGGCGGATCTTCAGTTCAAATACGACATGGCACGGCTTGAGAAGCAGGCCGAGATCGACGGCATTCGCGAAGAGAACAAGGTTCGCGTCAGTCTGCAGGCTGAGACAGCCAAGCGGCAGATCGAGCTTGAGACGGACAGGGCCAAGAAGCAGTTGGACTTCGACTTCGCCGATGCTGACCGGCAGTCAATGCTCACCACTGAAGTTGCCAAGGGTCAGGCGATGGCACAGGCGCAGGCGCCCGCCATTGATTCACTGCACAAGCGGCTGGATCAGATGGGCGATGCGCTGCTGAAGCTGGCAAGGCCGAAGCGGATCGTGAAAGACCCGGTGACGGGCGAAAAGAGAGCGGAGTTTGTGAATTGACCTATTCAACCATGAAGCCTGACCGGCTCAACGGCCAAGACATCCTGCGGCCTGTTGTGCATGAGGGTGGGACGCCGAAGCTGGCGTCGTCGTCTGTCTGGTTCCCGCCGACGATCAGCGTGCAGCACGCCTATGAGCCACTTGGAAGGCTTGTGGAGATTGAAGCGCAGCAGATTGTGGCAATGAAAGCCATGAAAACCAGCGAACTGAAACAGAGACTTTATGCATTTGCCCAAGCGGTAATTGCGAACGAACAGAGGAAACCACTCAATGGCTAACGGATTTTACCAGCTTTGGAAGCAGTCGATCCTGACTGGCACCGGGGCTTCGGAGTTGAACACGGGCGCGGGTGCTTCTGTCATCTTCGTGGACACTGGCACCTACAGCGTCAACCTGACCACGCATGACTTCTTCAACGATCTGTCAGGCACCTATGGAGATGGCGGCACTGCGCGCGCGAACTCTGAAGTCATCACGTCGCCCACTTACACGCTGGGAACGTTCGACGGCGCTGACACGGTGTTTGCATCGGTGAACACAAGCAGCACCACGGTTGAAGGCTTTGTCATCTTCGTCAATGACAGTTCGTCCGATACGACATCGCCCCTTGTGGCGTTCTTTGACGCATCCATCACGGGCATGCCGTTCAGCACGTCATCCGGTTCACAGGTGACGATTGCCTGGAACGCTTCAGGCATCTTTGCGCTCTGATGCAGTACCGCACGCATGAGGACGGCCCGCTGACCGAGATCAGCATCGAACCGGGCGCTGTCGTCGTGACCATGACCTTCGACCGTCCCGGCGACTACACGCAACTGCACAGCCACGCCTTTGACCATGAGATGCAATGCATCAAGGGCGCGGCGCGTATCGTGATCGACGATGTGCAGACGGTTCTGAACGAGGGCGGCAGCTACATGGTCGAAGCGCACAAGCGTCATGGGGTCTGGCCTCTGGCTTCCGGGACCGTGCTGCGCTGCGTTCACGCGCACGACGACATTCACCCGGACATGAAGCCAGAGGATGGCGTGCCGATTGAATGGCTGCACAGGCTGACAGACGAGGTTCCATTCGATGCGCGCGGGTAATTACGTCGAGGAGACGACGACCAGCATCGCCGGGACGCTTGGAGATGGCGCGGTTACACTGACGCAGATCACG